CCGAGTCGTACAGGATGTGATTGCAGGGCTTCTGATATTTTGGCCCTGGCACGCGCTTCTTCAACACTTCGGACTCAGGCACGACGTTTAGATCGCATCCGTCTCCGAACGTGGCCAAGGTCACGCGGCCCGTGAAATGCGTCACCACTTCTCCATCAGGCTCACCTACGTGCCCGCGAAAGATCACCAGACTCATGGGCGTGCTGGGTATGTAGCTGATGAACTGCTGCGCGATCTCATGGTCCTTGGGGATGGTGACTTTGATCGTGCCGCTCTTGATCTCCTGGCCCTGGGCCGTGGGCGTGCGCACGATGGCTTCCGGCTCAAACAGCTGGCCGTTGTAGGTGATCTTCTGATCTGCGCTGGTCAACCGCCAGGTCTTCGTCTCCGTCTGAAACAGATAAAGCTCAAACGGCTGGCCCTGATAACGGCTTGTCTCGCGTGAGGCGTAGCTCATGCGGGTGCCTCCTGGGGCAATTCCACGAAGTCCAGCACGGCCTCGGCCAGATCGCGGTTGTGCCAGGCAAGCTCAGGGTCGTCCACAGCCAGGCGGCACAGAGTAAGGAAGCAAAGCATCGTGCTGGCGGCGGGCACCAGCACGCCGATGGCGCTATCCAGCGTCAGTGTCTCCGTGTCGGCGCCCTCTGCTGCTGCCGTCACCTTTCGGTAGTACTTCGTCCCATCGGCCAGGATAAACGCCAGGTGACGCCGCGCTGGTGCGGAGAACATGAACTTGGTGTAGCCGATCTTGACGATGGACAGGTTCACATTGCCCGCCCCCAAGTCCGCGGCCATCTGGAGATCGTGCCGCCAGGTGGGAACCCAAAAAGGAACCAGCGCGCCCTTGCGCGCTGCGACGAAGTCCCTGTATGCCTGAATCTCCGTCCTGCCTTCCATCAGCCACACGAAGCTGCTGGGCTGCACGATGGCCACACCGCTACGGTCTAGCACGCGCAGTTTCCCCGTGCGGCTGTCGTGGCGAAAGACGCTGCGCGTGTAGTTCATGGCGCGATCACCCAGGTCGCTAGGCTCGAGTTCCAGCACGTCGAAACCCTGGTAGGTGGGCATCAGGCCACCTCACACACAAACGTGGGCTCGATCTCTGCCACGCTGTTGTTCGGCCTGCGCAGCTGCGCCTGCTCTGGCAGTCTGCCCGCCAGCACGGGCACCACGAAGGTGCGCCCATCAGCGGCCCAGGCTTTCGTAGTGGGTGACGTCAGCTGCACGCTGCTAGGCCCCACACTCTGAATACTCAGGGCTTCGTGCGTGTGCATGTCGCGCCACAGCGCCATCAGGCCGCCCGCATCAAACTTGCGGTTGCTGGTGTCCACCTGCACCACGGTGTCTCCGATGTTCACGTTCGCCAGTAGCGGCTGCGCATCGGGCCAGAAGGGAACGCCAAAGACGCGGGCCTGCCACGCCCATAGCAGGGCCTCCAGCGCCGCCGTGTCCTTGCGCTCCAGCGTCACCACGCGGAACACCAGCACGGTGCGGGGCTTGCCGCGCAGCTGTACGCGCTGCTCTGTCTCGTTGTAGGCGGCCATGATCTGCGTCAGATATTCGTCGCGCTCCCTGAAGGGTTCGCTCCAATCGGGGTCAGGCCCAAACACCGTGATGCGCGTACCCGTCACCAACAGGTCTGTGCCGCTGACGCCCGTGAACACGAAGATCACTACGTTCTGAATCTGCGCGTCTCCGTCCTGGGGAACCGTGGCCTGGAACTGCCGCGACTGCATGCCCCCAAACACAAGGGGCACGCCAAACGGGTTGTCAATCAGAGTGCCCCCGCCGCCCGTAATCTGAATCTGCGTCATCGTCTTTAGCGCCTCGCGGAAGGTATTCCACACGTCAACGGTGAACACGTTCGCGCTCAGCACGAAGCCCAGCTTCTTCTCCCTGGGCGTGACGATCACTTTCTCGAAAAGCTCACTGCCATACAGCCTCTCGATGCTGCCCTGGTAGGGCAGCTGCGGCTCGGCGCTGGCCAGGCCCACGCCACCTTTCACTCCGCTGGCCGAAGAAAACGCCACGGCCACGCTGCGCACCCACTCCGCGTACTCGCTCAGCTCGGGGGTAGCAGAAGGGTGCTGCGCGTAAACGATTGCTGGCAGCAGGTTGCCGCTGAAGTCAGCCATGCCCTACGCGACCTTCCTCACTGCGAAGTTCGGAAACACTTTGTAGGTGTCAGGCCCGATGGTGATTTCCGCGCCCGCCGTGAAGCCCTTGTCCGTGGCAATCGAGTAAAAGAGATTGGGCACGGTGCCCAGCAGGGAATAGCCGCCTGCATCGCGGATTGCCCACGCCCTGATCGGGGCCAGCGTTGCGCTGCTGGTCATGGTGGAGAACGAACGCTCCACGAAGTATTCCAGCGTGGGTATCCCTGTAACCACAGCTGTCCCGCCACGGTACTCAGAGACGAAATTGCGGCCCGTATAGCCGCCGCTGGGTTGAGACGCTGAGCCTGTGCAGCCCAGCCACTTTCCGGTGAACACATCCACGTCAGCGCGCACGTAGGCGTTCGCTGCGCTCCCCACGGAGTCCGCATAGACGAACGGAGCTTTTGCCGTGGGGCCGTTCTGCGCGCCAGGCGCGCTAGTGGTGTCGCTCGCAAAGGTGTAGCCGTTTGTGGGCGCGAAGAAGTAGGGACCGCCCGTCCAAGAGCCCGCCTTTGTCAGCGACACGCCCCAGCCCAGGTGCGTGAAGATGCCGGTGGTTTTCTCCACGACCACCACGACGTTGTCACCCGTGGAATCGGTGAAGAAGTGATAGGCGGTGATGCTTCCCGTGGGCAGGGGCATGCTACAGCCCGTAGTGTTGGCCGTGCCGTTCAAGATCGGCCCGCCCGCTTGCGCGTTCCAGTTCGCGCCGCCGTTGAACCCCGTGCCCAAATAGATGTGCAGCCCCGCATCCGTAGCGTTCGGGGTAGGGTTAGGAGTGAAAGCCCAGGGGTTCACGGCACCCGTGGTGCTTTTCAAGTTCACATACACGATGCCCCTGTGCAGGTGTGCTCGCCAGCCCGTGCCATCGGCCTGGGTCATGTCCTGCGTCCAGCCGTTCGCCACAAGGAACGTCACCAGCTTTTGCAGCAGATCGTTCGGGCTTGTCGCCGTGCCGGTCTGATACGCCATCGCGCTCTCCTAAGCCAGCTTCACAGCGAAGTAGTCCGTTTTCGTCGTGCGGTTGACGTTCTGCACCACCAAGTACTTCGTGCGCCCGATGGTCACGGTGTTCTCCGCTGCGTTGCCGTGCCCTGTTACAGCCAGCACGCCGTCAAGCTCTCCCCACTGCTGTGGGTTGCTCACCGTGATGCTTGGGTACACGCCAGGCGCGCCGTCGTCGCTGTGCAGCACGATGGGCAGCAGCGGATAGCCGCCGTCCAGGTTCGCCATCGTGTTACTGAAGTCGTAGCCGTAGGGAAACAAGTACCCCACGGATGTTGAAGAACTACGCTGGGAACAGAAGCCCTGGAAGATTCCATCCGGCCTGCGCATGCGCAGTGGATACGTGTTGTAGTCAGTCGAAATGGACGTGCTTCCGATGCCGAAGGCCCTGTGTTCGGTTCCCGTGTAGCTCCAGCGCCAGTTCACGGAGTTCGAGGCGGGCTCGCTCACCCAACTCATTGAGCCGCCCACAATCAACGGGTAGGCGTGCTGATTGGGGTTCGCGTAGGTGTTCAAGAAGCCCAGGTACATGCCTTCATACACCGTGGAGATCTTGGCGATCATCACCACGCGCCTGCCGTTCGCCACGAACCAATACGGCATGTTGCCCACACGCAGCAGCGGAACCACAGGTCGCGCGAGGGCACCAGGCTGAGATGCGAACGCTTGGCCGGAATCGAAGCCCGTGAAGCCGCCCAGCCGCCAGTTGTCGTAGTCCGCGCCAGAATCGGTGAAGCGAAGGATGCCCGCGTAGATCGAGCTTGCAGCGTCATTGCCTGGTGCCTTCCAGATGTACTCGCTGCCCGCCGTGGCGCGCTGCGATACCCAGGGCGGCGTCATCACCAACACGATGGTGTCGCCCGCTTGCCAGGCCGTGCCGCCTGCCACGATGGTGAAGTTCACCACGCTGCTGCTGAAGGCGGTGCCCACGACTCCGCTGCCCAGCGGCCCGCTCACGCTGCCCTCGACGTCGAAGTCGGTGCTGCTAGTGAAGGTGACGGTGATCGTCTCCAACACGCTGCTGGCCGTGCCGATCAGGTTGTCAATCGTGCCCGTGCCTACGCCCGTGTAGCTGGGCTCCAGCGCGTGCCCCTTCAGCAAGAACGTATTCAGCTTGGCCATCAGATCAGCCACATCAGTAGCCGTGCCGCTCTCCCAACTCATTGCACTCCCCTTCCCAGCGCGTTGTTCATGGCCTTACGGTTGCTCTCCATCGTGCGCACGATCACGCGGGCGAACATCGGGCTGGCCTCCAGGCGCTTCAACAGCAACGTCTCGTCCAGGCCGATCATCAGATCGGCGCGCCCCGCGCCGGCTTCAGCGGGCGCAAGCTCTACCAGCCCGCCCTCGGCGAATCCGCGAACGCTGCGCCGACGCAGCACAAGTGAGCCGTCCGCGTTCAGTTCGTTGAGGAATTCCAGCACTCCCGGCTGGCGCACTACTGCGGCGCGAACCACAAACTCGTGATCGCTCAGTCGGGCCGCGATGCTGTCGCTGGTGCCCGTGCCGGGGCCACGAATCAGGCCGCCGATAGCAGCCTTGACCTCGCCGCCGCCAGCGAAGCCAGGAAAGCCTCCGAAGGCACCCAGCAATTTCTGAATCGCCAGGTTCGCCAACATCTGCGCGGCGATCTGACGCAGGCTGTCCACGACTGAGAGGGCCAGCTGGCGCATGGCGTCACCGAAACTCTCCGCGTTCTCGATGCCTTGTGTAAAAAAGTTGGTCAGGTTGCTGGTGAGAGATTGTTCGACAGCTGCCTTGAACTGCGCCATTTCCTGCGCGGCGCGGTTGCTGCTGACCGCGAGAGCTTCGATGGACTGCGCGAAATCGCGGGCCTGAGCGATCTTCTCCGGGTCGCCTGTAGCCTCAGCCGCCGCCAGCAGCGCCCGCGCAATCTGTTCGAGCAGCGGCAGGCGCTCGCGCTCCAAGGCCACGATCTGCTGCTCGCCCTGGAACTGGAACAGGATGCCTTGCTGCACCTGTAGCTCGATGCCGCGCCGGTCAGCCTCGATCTGCGCAAGGGCCTGTCGACCCTGGGCCAGCACTTCATCGAAGTTGATCTGCGCCTCACCAGCGGCACGGAACTCCTCGACGCGCCGGGCGCGCTCGGCGTCGGCCACGCCCTGCTTGCGCAGAATCTCGTCCAGCTTGCGCGACTCTTCATCCAGTGCAGCACGGGCCGCCGCGAAGCGGTTCCCCTGCATCTCGGCCAGCTTGACCTCAAACGCCGAGACTTCCTTCTGTAAGTCCCGCGTGGCCTTGCGTTCATCGGCGGCCAGGTCAGCAATCTGCTCCTGTAGCTCGATGCGCCGCAGGGCGACCTGATTCTCGAGGTCCGCTACGTTCTTCTGCCGGTCAGCCTCCGTCTCCCCGCGCAGCAGCGGGCGGGCACGCTCGGCCTGGAGACGCTTTTCCAGTACCTCGATCTCTTTCTGCGCTTCCTGCTCGATGATGGACCGGCGATTGGCGAAGAACTCCCGCAGCCCAATCAACCCTTCCTCGAAGCGGCGCTTTTCCTCAGCCGTCTGCGCCTTCAGGTTTGCCTTCAGCAGGTTTAGCTCGTTCTCAAGA